TTCCCTGAATTAGGAACTATCTTATTAAATCCCTATGCTATTAGTCAATCTATCGAAGTTACAGCGGATAGAACAGTTGGATTAGCAAATGGAACTAACAATACTACTTTATTTACAGCTATTAATAAGGGAGCAAGTTTCAAATTAAATTCCCAAGAAACAATCACCTCAGATTATGTATTTGTTAGAGCTCGAAACTCTGAATTTAACTATACAGAAAATCCAACATTCATCTCTGGATCTACAGGAGAAATTATTTATACTCAATTTATAAACAATCCACAAACATATATTACAACTGTAGGAATGTATAATGATTCAAACGAATTATTAGCTGTAGCTAAATTATCTAGACCTTTAGTTAAAGACTTTACTAAAGAAGCTTTAGTTAGAGTTAAATTAGATTTCTAAAATGAATGAGTGCTTACAAACCATTTATAACTGCTGATGTCATAATGACACCCTTTAAAGTAAACAAAACATTTACTTTTGAGGGTACAGCAGCATTAACTGGTTCTGGAATTGATGTATTTGAAGGAGAAAATACTTCCCCTACATTATGGGCTTCAGGATCAACCTCAACAGGATATATCTCTTCTCAAGATAAATTTTTAGTTTATAGATCAATTAGAGAACTATATTACTATAACTACCTTACCTCAGATGATGGATCTCCAGCAAACACTGCTTCATTTAATGAAGATGGTACTATAACTGGTCCACTTTATACCCCAAATGCTTATAATTATCTGTCTAATACATTATTAGCCAACCGTTATTTTCCTACAGGATCAGGTGATGTGATTGGTGTTATTTCAATTCCTTCAAACAAATTTGGAGAATATGTTAAACCTGGAACTGTAACTTTATCTAATGGATCTGATACTTTATTAGATGATGGAGAAGGGAATTTACTCTCAGGGAGTTTAAAAGTGGGTGATATTATATATTCACACGGTATATTGGTACTTACTAATGATGGTTTACCACAACAAGATGGGTATGGGTATATTACTTATGGAACAGGACTCTATGATACAGATGACACTTCATTTATTCAATCTTTTACAAATAGTTCTAATTTGACTTGTTCTTTTGAAAGTACTATAACTTTATATGAAACCCAATATAAATGTACCCTAAGAGAAAACGAATTTAACTTTAGTCAAAACCCAACCCAAATCTCAGGTAGTTCCAATTCAGGTACCCTATATGATTTTGCTACTGGATCTTATTTCACTCCTTATATTACAACTGTTGGGTTATATAACAATGATAAAGAGTTATTAGCTGTAGCTAAACTAGCTCAACCTTTAAGAGTATCTGATACTACAGATACCTCTATTATGATCAACTTAGATCTCTAATTATGGAATGGACTTACAAGAACCAACCCATGATGGAACTCCCAGATTTTCCAGAAAATACTTATGGGTTCATATATAAAATAACACATCTTCCTTCAAATAAATCTTATATTGGAAAGAAAGTACTTTATCATAACCGTAAAGTAAAATTAACTAAAAAAGAGTTAAAAGAATATGAAGGTGTAGTTGGAAGAAGACCCTCATATAAAATAACCATCAAAGAATCAGATTGGAAAAAATATTGGGGTTCTAATAAACCACTTTTAGAATTAGTTAAATCTGAGTCTGAAGAGAATTTTACTAAAGAAATTTTAATTCTTTGTTCTACTAAAAAATTATTAACATATTACGAAACACAAACTCTATTTGTTTATAGAGTATTAGAAGAACCTGAGATGTATTTCAATGATAACATTCTAGGAAAGTTTTTTACAAAAGATTTTGATCTACAATAAAGGTTTTTTATATTATAATTATGATAAATGAACTTCTAGTAGATTTAGCAGATAGAGTTCTAGGTAAAGGAAAACGAACGTCAAAAGGGAATCAATCTTATCATTGTCCTTTTTGTCATCATCGTAAACCCAAATTAGAAATCAACTTCACAGAAAACAAAAAAGGAGATAATCCCTGGCATTGTTGGGTATGTGATAAAAGGGGTAGAAAACTTAGAACTTTATTTAAACAAATAGATGCTTCTCCTGAACATATGGGAGAACTTAAAAAGTTAGTTAAATCAGGTAGTTGGGTAAAAGAAGAAACTTACCATATATCTCAAGTTGAACTACCAAAAGAATATCTTCCTATTTTAAACAATGATAACTTACTCGCTAGACATGCTCTATCATACTTAAAAAGAAGAAACTTAACAGAAGAAGATATACTAAAATATAATATAGGATACTGTGAATATGGCCCCTATGAAAATATGCTTATTATCCCATCCTATGATTCCTCAGGCAAATTAAACTATTTTACATCTCGTTCATTTAAGAAAGACGCTTTCATCAAGTATAAAAATCCAGATGTGTCTAGAGATATAGTTCCTTTTGAAAATATGATAAATTGGGAACTCCCAGTTATTTTATGTGAAGGGCCATTTGATGCTATGGCTATTAAAAGAAATGTAATCCCTTTATTAGGAAAAAACATTCAACCAAGTTTAATGAAAAAATTAGTATTATCTAAAGTAAATAAAATATACATAGCTTTAGATCAAGATGCTATTAAACAAGCATTAAACTTTTGTGAAAAATTATTAAATCAAGGTAAAGAAGTTTATTTAGTTGAACTTCAAGGGAAAGACCCAAGTGAAATGGGATTTGAAAGTTTCACTAAATTAATCCAAAAGGTAACTCCATTAAACCAATTTAAATTAATGGAGAAAAAAATCTCACTAATATGAGTAAAAGAAATATTAAACACGTTCAAAATCGTATCCTTGAAATCTCTGCTGATTCAAAACAAATAACCCTCCCAGATTCAAGATATTATAGAAGAAATGGAGAGTACTATCCTTCAATTACATATGTTTTAGGATATTATCCTAAAGGTAAACATTTTGAGGAATGGCTAAAAAATATGGGCCGATCAGCAGATTATATTGTTCGTAAAGCAGCTGAAGATGGTACTAAAGTTCATGAGATGATTGAGGATTATTTAGATGGGAAAGAAATGAATTTTCTAAACTCATTTGGAGACCCCCAATACCACCCAGATGTATGGCAAATGTTTTTAAGATTTGTAGACTTTTGGGAAGAATATCAACCTGAATTAATTGACCAAGAAATACATTTATTTTCTGATGAACTAAAAGTAGCAGGTACTACTGATCTTATATGTAAAATAGGCGATGAACTGTGGATTATAGACCATAAAACATCAAACCACATGCATTCTACACATGAAATACAAGCCGCTGTTTACGCGCATTGTTATAAAGAATGTTTTGGCCAAATGCCTGATAAAACTGGTATATTATGGTTAAAATCTAGTAAACGGAAAGCAGCTAAAGGTAAAATGCAAGGTAAAGGTTGGGAAATGGTATTACCAACAAGAACTATAGAAGAAAATATAGAGATATTTAAAACTGTAAAAAGATTGTTTGAACTTGAAAATCCTAATGATAAACCAAGATTTACTGAATTTAAAACAACTGCTAAAAGAAAAGATTAATATTTATAACCATGATAAGTCTGGTTCAATTATTAAACGAAGTACAACAGACTCCTAAAGCTATTATTATGGCTGGTGGAGCTTCTGTTGGTAAATCCACTATACTTAAATCCCTAGAATCCCAACTTTCAGGATTTAACAACTTAAACGCTGATAAGTATGTTGAGGATCCTGATTCTCCATTATATGGAAATCTAGGAGGAGCTTCAGCTAAAATTAAAAAAGAAGATTTACCTCAAGCCATAGAATCTAAATCTAACTTTATATATGATACAACAGCATCAAACTTAAAAACATTAAAACCATTAGTAGATAAATTAGAAGATAATGGATATGATGTTATGATGTTAATGGTATATGCTCACCCTATAGTATCTTTTTTAAGAAATTTTAAGAGAGAAAGAAAAGTTCCATTAATAGGAATTATAAGTACTTGGGTTAAAGTATATAACTTAATTGAAGATTATAAAAAAATGTTTGGGGATAATTTTATATTAGTCACTTCACCTCCATCAACTCAAGAAGAAAAAGAACAAATTGAAGCTTTCCAAACTGCTCAAAATAGAGGAAAACTTAATGAATACTTTGCTGATTTAATGGCCACAGGAGAATACCAATCCTCTTTCAGAAAAGATGACTCAGAATTATCTCCTGAAGAATTAGAAAAAAGAGAGAAACAAAGAGCTAAAACTCAAATAACAGTTGAAAAATCTATAGAAGATTTATCTCAATCATTTGATAAAATACAATCATCTCTAGATCCTATAAGTAAAGATGAGTTGCCTACTTTAATATCTAAATTTACCTCATGAATAGATTAGCTAAATCCTTATTAGTAGGTTTATTAGAACAAGAAAATTATATAACAGCTTTCTATGGTGGTGGGTTTAAGCCCCCAACCAAAGGACATTTTGCTATAGTTAAAAAATCCCTTGAACAATTCCCAGATATAGATAAATTTTATATTATAATTGGTAGTGGAATTAGAGATGGTATATCTCAAGATGAATCTTATTCAGTTTGGAACATATATAAAAAATACTTAGGAGATAAAGTTGAAATAGTTAAGGCTGATTCATCACCATTAAAATATGTAAAAGATTATATTAAAGAAAATACTGACCATAAATCACTGGTTTTCATAGGTTCTAGGGATGGTAATGATGAAGATGCACAAGACTTTGTTAAGAGAAAAGAATTTTTTGCTAAATATGGAGATCATGTTGAGGTAAAAAACATAATCATCTCAAGTGGAGTTAGTGGTACTAAAGCTAGAGAAGCTGCTAAAGTATCTAAAGAACAATTTCTTCAATATATCCCTTCTGAATTAACAGATGAAGAAAAAAATCTAATTTTTATATATGTTCAAACTGTTATTCAAGAAAATGCCTTAAAGAAAGTAGCAAGTAAAGCTAAAGAATTAGGGAAAAATTTTACAAAAGCATTTAAAGATCAAAAAGGTGATTTTAAAGGGTTTGGACCCTTAGTTATAAAATACCTCAAAAAACAAGACCTAACCCCTGAAGAAAAAAATAAACTTAAACAAAACTTTACAGATATTCTTAAAACCAGTGGGATAGCTTTAACCTTTCCTGTACTAGGAGCCTCTGGGAACGTACTATTAGGTTGGTTAACTAATAAATTAACTAAAGGAAAATTCACAACCCTACCTTCTAAATTTAAAGATCAACTCCTAGAACAGCAAATCTTAGAAATCTTATCAGGAGTAAATTTAACTCAACCTTTAAATGAAAATGCTACTTATTCTTCTAGTATAGATTATAAACAAAAAATAGTTGATTTAACTAACTATATGAGAGAAAAAGGATATAAAATAGATCCTTTACCTAAAGTTATATTCAATAATGGAGATAAAGAAAATGCTAAAAATTTCTTCGGAAAAACAGCATACTATGATCCCAATACAATGACAATTTATCTCTATACAGAAGGTCGTCATCCAAA